ATCTTATAACGGCTACATCATTACGATATTTTACGCCGCGGTTTCTAATGTTCATATGCTTAACATATTCAGCTTGAACTTTTTCAGCATAAAATAATGAATCCGGCTTATAATATAATGTTTCCGCACCTGTTCCTTTTCCTGCGTTAACATGTATTGATATAAAAAAATCAGCCTTCCAGTTATTTGCAGCTGTGTATCTTGCGCTAATGGCTGTAGCATTGTTTGTTCCTAAGTTTGTCTCATTTGTTGGCCGGGAAAGCATTATTTCAACACCTTCACAAGCCTTTAGTTTATCTGCAAGCAGTTTGCCGACAGAAAAGGTTATATCCTGCTCTTTAAGGCCGTTTGCAGCGCAGCCGGTATTGAAATTTGAATGGTTATGGCCTGCATCGGTAAAGATTTTCATTTAATCACCTTCTTTCGCAATAAAAAACCGCCTTGTTAGGGCGGTTGCTATGTAATACTATTGATTTTTCAAATAACTTAAGTTCTTAGGATACCCAATGCAAGTTCGCAAGCCGTCTATATGTTCAAATAAATCTGGCTTTATAGTGGCATGCAATGGGTCTAGCACAAAATCTATACCCTCGCGACGAGCCAGTTTTGCCGCAGGGACAAAATCGCTGTCTCCGGCAATTAAAATGATTTTATCAACCTGTTTTTTATATGCTAAAGAAGTGATATCTGTTCCTATCTTAATATCTACGCCTTTTTGGTCTATGCTTAAATAAAAATCATCTTCCGCCAAATCGCTGAATTGCTTCTTCCCGTTGAACAGTTGCTTTACGATGCTAGGCCTTATAGTGTAATGTGCTTGTTCTTCGGACAAATACCCCAACCTCAATGCAACTTTTCTCTTCTTTTTCAATTCATCCAAGAAAGATGTATTCCATTCATAAACATCAGTCTTTTTTAAGTCAACCGTCCTGTTCAGGTAAGGATGAAAAACTTTCTTTGAGGACGGCGGAGAATCATAATAAAATATACGGTATAGTTCTCTATGCTTATATTCATCTTTTATGCTACTATTGTTTGCGCTTCTATCCGCGCTTTTGCTATATGCATTTAAATGCCGCATACAATAACCAACAAGTGTGCTTGCTGCGTCACTCGCGCTTTGTTCTCCCCAAAGGGCTTTCCTTCTTTTATGATAAAATCCGCCATCAACCAAAATAGCCGCTTTTGACATAAACATCTCCTTAAAATGGAAATTCTCTTGGGTTCGGCACTCCCCTTATGGTGGGGGGCGTACTGCCAAGAGATAAGTAGTTTTTTGCAATTCATTAGATTGCACCTTGATTTTATCAACCAATACTCTACATGTCAATAAATATTTGATGACAAATTTGTTTCTTATTTGTAAACGAATTACTAAATCAACCTAATTTTTGCCATTTATAATCAATTTCTATTCCTTTTCCCTTGCAACATCAACTTTCGCTTCTGCCAATATATAAGTTATAATCCCGCCTAAAGCCGTTATAGCCCCGGTAACTTTTTCAACTGTTCCAGCGTCAGCGCCTGTAATTAATAGTATCGATATTATAAACGCGGCCAGCAAAGCCCAAAACTTCCGACTGCTCAATTTTCTTTTCCAATCTATCTTCACAATATTTCCTCCCTACTTCATCATGAGAAAATCATCAATTTCCTGTATAACACCCTGCATGTCATTGCCTGTACCGCTTCCGGCTATGGCTTTGAGCGATTTAAGAGCCAAACGCTGAAACCTCAGATTTTCCTCAAAGACTTCCTCGATTTTTTTTATTTTAAAATAATCGCTGTTAAGTTTTTCATCAACGGTTTTACGCCACGCATCAAGCTCACCCCAGCGTTTTTCATCCGGCGCTTTTTGCCTTTGTCTTATAATGTATACCCCGTTGACTATAGATACTACGGTTGCAACAATACCCAATATCACGCCCATGTCTGTCATTTAATCCACCTCAGCAATAAAGATAAGGGGCAAGCCTGAGCCTACCCCTTTTAAACCGTTCCTATTCCCTATTCGCGTAATCTTCCCAGTACAGCCTGTCAGCTTCATCCAGCGCCTCGATTAAGCCAGGAACCTTGCTAACATCATAGCCTGAATCTTCTACCCAAACGCCATCTTTCTTGTGGATATCCAACTCGCGGAACTGTCGTGCAGGGCCACCCAAAGGCACGCAAACACTGCCGCCGTAATGCATGAGATTAAGATGTGAAATCTCTACGCATGGCATATCAACTTGATAATTTTCGCCTTTAGCGTCTTTCAGTGGGATACGCTGTCCATTAGCGTCACGTTCTTTTTTGTATGCGTAGCTTTTCGGCGGATTATGAAACGCCTTTGCAAAGTGAATAGCACCATCTGTAATATACAAATAATTTGCTGCTTTTACTTCCGATAATTCTCTTCTAAGTTCTTCCATTTTAATTCCTCCTAAAATTTTATAAATAGATTATATTAAAAAAATCACTGCCCAAAGAAATAGGAGTGATTCTTCTAAACGATTTATATACCTTGAATACTTTTACACTTTGTACATCAAAATTCGCCCAGCATTCATACTATACAATTTAGTGCCGTCGGGATTTGTGTAGAAATTAGCATATCTTGCATCATTAGCTGGTATATAAGCAGACCCCTCATACACAACATTCATTTGATACTCTACCGAACTACCTACACCCTCTACAATAGGTGTAAGAAAATCAATAATGTATATTTTTGATGCCTGCTCATTATACGGTATTACAAAAGCTGGATTTTCTGGCCACACCCTTACTATAATTCTACATTTTGCTAAATTTTCACCTACCGACCAAGCGCCCAGCAAAGACACATTTACAAACGTAGAATTAAAAGCTAGAGTATACAAATTACTTACAAAATCTTTAGCAATTGGTACAAACATATTATGTGGTATATCATATGCATATAATTTAAACTGACTAAGCTGACTTCTAAAAGTTCCAACGGACACAGGGTTTGTACTAGAAACTGCTGCTGCCGTTGTCAAAGATTGCATCGTTGTAAAAGCAACAACATTTGTATCTTTAGAGACAAACACATCAACTTGACGTGCAAAATCACTATAATTATTATAAACATTAGACGTTCTGCCCATAATCTGAAAACCATAAAGCATTGTTTGCGTTTGCGTTATTGTCCCGTCAGCATTAAGCGGTATCGCTCCCAGTGCCATATAATAAACACTACTTTGTATAGATTGCATCATAAAATATAGATTTCTGTTTGTTGCACATAATACGTTTATTCTTTGTGTATTCTGCTCATTTGCTGCAGTTCCTTCGTTAGTGGTGTTAAGTCGAATATTTCCAACAGACACTAAGGTTAGAGCATTATACCAATATGCATGAATTGCTGCGGCTGAAATTTTATGTATTATATAAACATATGTATCATTAACTCCAAACCCAGATAAATACCCTACTGCTGCTATTGTAGCTGTTGGCATAGGTGGCGAAAGTGCCAGCCTTTCCAACGTGTCCAAATCATATCTAGCTATCATACTTGCGGTAGAGCCAATTTGTTGCCTATGATACAACCCATTATCAGTAAATTGAACACCATTAGCACCAGTTGCATCACCTGCATCAATATTAGAATAGGCTTCTATTGCTAAAGTTAAAGGATTTAACCTATACCACCTTATTCCATTAACAACTGCTGGATAACTTGCAAGAACATAAATATTTCCTTTATACTCATAAAACGGTGTTGATGCACTGAATGGGATCTCACATTGTGCTGCAACTTCCAAAGTATCAGGGTCTAACCTAGTTAAACTATTTACATTACTAAACTTTAAATATACACCATTCTCTGTCACTATAGGTGTTCGATTATAAGTTCCACGAGCATTATTTTGATTACTATCTAACCTTGTGCGGGTGTGTTGTGAATATTCAGCATCTATAATATAACCATCTGTATTGTTTGCAGTAAAAGCAGCATCTGGTTTAGTTAAATTTAAAGAATTACCTCCACCGCCACCAGACGGCTTATTCAATACTTTTAACAACATTTCCATTACATTGTCTGTGCTTTCGGTTACGGGGTTTGGCGAACCTATTAAGGCTTTCATATCAGTCATATCAGATTTGATTATGCCTGTATTATTCTTAGTGGTAGTCGTGTCTCCCTGCACCTCAAGCAACGTATCCTGACTAGCTATTCTTACTTCCCCCGCCATTATTCAACCTCCTCATATACCATAACAACTATTCCATTGTTAACCTGCAAACCATACCTATAAACAACGCTGCCATCTGTGAATTGATGTGGCATAGGGTCAATTATATGTGCTTCAACACTATCTTCTATAGCTGCAAATACATCTTTTTTCTTCCCTTGCGGGTCATATGTGGCAGCTGTCATATCCCCTGAGCCTTCACCATCAGCGCCATTTTCGCCCTGTGGCAGTTTAAATACAAACTGCGCGGCGTTTTCCGTGCCTTCGTTTATAACTACTGCCTGAGAACCTGCCGCAAGGGTTTCTGTTCTTAAAACCTCAATCGTTGCAGCGCTCCCCGTATCGCCTTTCTCACCTCTAACATTGCCTATTAGCTCAAGCTCGAAAGGGTCTAGGCTGGTTATTTTAGCAACATCACCCCTTGCCATGGTTAGATTGCCCACAATTATTTCAGAGTCCGAAAGGCTCATTAGCCAGTCATTAACGCGAGCTTCTACGGGTGCTGTTGGCGTATTAGCGTTCACATTGAAAATAATTGTGCCTTTAGCTCCGGATATACTACCCATATCTTCCCATCTCTCTGTAATAGTAGACCATGTAAAGAAATGCGGCGGGTCAAAACTAGTGACGAAAAAACCACCCTGTAAGCGCCTGCCGAACTCGTCAAGCCCATCAGGATATGCCGCAGTTAATGCATCTACCATAGGATATGTACCTAAAGAGTTTAAAAATGGGAAATTATCATATTTGGATTGCAATCCGGTAAGCAGCGTGTCAAAAGCATCCATCTGATTTTCACTGGGTATTAAATTAGCCCCGACGCTCGCTACGGCCATAAAGCGAAACGGTATAGGCGCAGCTTTAACGTCATCTTTATAAAGCCATAATTCAGCGTTTACCCTTCCTGCATAATCATAATCAGTGCTTTTAACCTCGCATAAAATATGTGTGCTTGTTATAAAACAGTCGTTTTGCGTTCTATTCCCATTGTTTTTCTGAAATACCACCCGCGCTAAATCATATGACATATAATCTATTTCATCAGCGTTGTTATAAACATATAAAAAGAACCTGATACTGCCGACATTCGCCATAGGCGCTTCAATATGTGTATTCTGCTCATGGGTATTTTGCAAATTAAGCGTTATAGGATAATCAATCATATTTACACCTCGTAACTTTCTGTGTAATCTTTCCAATAAAGCCAGCTGCCGAAGGCCGATAATAGAAACACCCTATCACCTAAAACAACATTTTCGGATAGTCTAGTGAATATTTTTTCTCTTGGTGTGTCTTCCCCGGCAAATTGTATCTTAGGCTCACTGTTGTCGAAGAAGCCTACCACATTGCCCCTGCGTATTGCAGCTGCATTGTTGCTGTCATTACCCGCCGTAAGTATTGCTATAAATTCCGCTTGTGAAGGTATAGCCATTAAATATCCACCTTCCTTCTGGCCTCATGCTTCATATCGCCTGTAAAATTCATTGTCCAGCTGGTTTCCAGATACCTTGCATTAATATCAAAGCGCGGATAACCCAGATATAAACAGTTGTAATAATCATGAAATGGCATATTAGGCGTTGTGAAAGTGGTTTTGTTGTATTTCTCACTGTAGTTATATGCCAAGCGCTTAATATAGTCATTAAGAACCATCTGGTCTGTAATATCCGAAACCTCATAATCCATTGAGTTTATCCACCCTACACGGTCAATCGATACCGGGCTTAAAGGGTTTCTGTTCTCAAAAGTAGCTGTAAGTATAGCTTCTGTCTCGTTATTTACAGAAACCACGTTGAACTTATTGGGAATGTCAAATAAATTAAGCTCATTTACAAACCCCGGCGTTATAACGCTTGATGCACTGTCTGCAATGTATTCAATATCAATGCTGCGCTCTATTGGCAAAGTATACGGCTCTATAACAGCAAAGCCGTTGCGGTCAAAATAAATGCCGTTGTAGTTAATCATTTTAAGCAGCGTATTTATAACCTCTAGCATGCTTGTGGCAGGGTCTAATATAATAGTTCTGCCTGTAACAGCATCGTTTGCTATGGCGCTTATGCGAACAAAACCCATTTCAGCCAGTAATCTTACACAGTAATTTACTATATTAGTACCGGCTGCAATGGTTAAGGGCTTTTCCAGCGTATTTCTTGAAAGAATAATGGTTTTATCAAACACTTGCAGCTCTGAATCAATGCCATAACCCGTATCAACAGGCGGGCTTGTAGCTATTAAAAAAATGCCCAGAGGAAATTCAATATCCTCTTTAGGCATTTTCAAAATAAAATGAGGGTGTAGCCTGTTTGTTAAATAATCAATATCCTTATTGTATCTGGTTTTAAATGTTCCGCTGCGCTTTATCTGCCCGAGGGCTGAAAAGCTGATATTTCCGCTTTCTATGGGTATTTCACCTATTTTTATATCGTTCCTGTCCAGCAAATAAGCCTTGTAGCTATCCACCCGCTGCCCATTCCTAAAATACAACGTGTCTAATATTTCCTGCTGTGTATAAAACCTGCTATGAGGGATTAAATTAGCTAAATAATTTGTCAATTCAATCCCCCCTTAAGTCTCTGTTTTGCGTATTTTCAGGCTCACACCATAGCCGAACGCATCTGTATAATCAATAGAAATTTCAATTGTTCCCATTATCACACCGTATTTCCTGTGGCGGACAATAAAAATCTCCGGGCTTTGTGCAAACCTTTCCAGCTTCTCAATATCAGCTTTTCTTTCATTATCTATGAAGTATGACAAAGAGACTTCTTGGCTTTTAGCGCCGCTAAACTCGGTTATTGTGTATTCTCTGCCGATAACCTCAATTGCCCTCTTGCCAATACTGAGATTTTTACTCTTTGCAGGCTGTGTGCCTATTTGCCTATCAAGAATAACAAAATCTTCCGGATTATTAACAGGCGCTATAAACGTGCCTAAGAAATCCACTCTGCCGTGGTATGCTGTGCTTTCTGAGAAATTAAAATCAACTATACGCCTAACAACATAGGTATGCAGCTTATTAACACCGCTGAAATAATCATCATAATGACTGCCTGTTGTCCTGCCTACCTCTACACCGTCGCGGATAATAGCCTTTTCTCCTTCTGCTTCTTCATTGAATTTCAAAGTTATGGCGTATTTATTGTTTTGCATAACAATAGGTGTTACAGGCTCAGGCTTTTCAGGATTCAGGGTAAAGTTGAACAAACTATAATCAGATTCAACATTTAAGTCCGAAATAGTGCGCAGTTTAGCTGTATAGCTTCCATTTGACAGGAAAATAGGTATGCGGTACTCATTTGATAATGATTCAGGGCGTATACCTGTATCATACAAAATATTATCGCCTTGCGTTATAACCAGCTGCCAGTTAAGCCCACCATACATACCCCAGCGCACAAGCGGCATGTTATGATTTGAAACGGATAATATCGCCGGTGCTTGCGGCCTACCGCTGGTATTAAAACTTGCCCATTGGCTCCATGCGCCCATCTCGTTAAGCTCGTTCCAAGTTCGTATGCGCCATTCGTAATTATGGATATATCCATCAGCTTCAAACTCATAGAACCTATTATTAGTAGTCTGCGTTATAGTGTTCAGCATAACGCCGTCTTGGGTTATTTCCAGCTCAAAACCGCCTTGCAGCACATCAACAGTCGTATTAAAGAGCCACTCAAATATAACCACATCCGTATACGGTACTGTTATGTTATTTGTTGGAAAAACAGGCGTAGGCGATAACGGCGGAATTTCACCCAGTGTTATTGTCCTTGAAGCCCATGAACCATAACCATTAATTGTTGAGCTTGTTCTTGCCCTGAAGGTCACATTGTTATAATTACTTAGGCTGCCACCGGGCAGAAGATACATGTTATCTGTGTTATTCTGCGTTATGTTTATTGTAGCCGTTCCTGACTGGCTTATCTCTAATTGCCAAGCGTTCTGTGGGTCAAGCGTTTCTGATACTGTTGGGCTGTGTTGCCAGCTGAATAATATAGGCAAGCCGGGATTCTGTTGGGTAGTTGGGCTTAAGTTCGTGGGCGCTCCCGGTGGTATAAATTCATAAGTAACTTCAAGCCAAACGTCGGTTTCTATGATAGTTCCTGATGCTGCGCTGCTTAACGGTGGGATAAAGGCAATACCCATAATACCGCCAACGGCGTTGGAAACCTTGAATATGCTAGTTATATCAGTAACTATTGTAGCCCCCGTAGCGCCGTTATCAACAATATCCATACTGCCCAGCCATTTAAATTTATTCGGATAGCCTGAACCATCTGCAACGCTGGGATTAGATTCATCATTAGATACAAAGGCTGTTAATGCAAGGCTCATTCCGGCTGGATTTTCAAAGTAGGAACTTTGCCTTCTTCTGCAAAGCTCCACTTTAGTCACTCTTTGTGTCATTAAAGAACTTATATCGAAGTCAACAAACATCCGCTGCAAAAACCAGTAGCCGACTCCGGGTCTGAACTCATAGCGCAAAGCGCGTTCAGGGCGAGAACTGCCTGTTGAATCCGTTCCATATGCGCCATAAGCGTTTTTTGTAATCGTCATATTCGCCAAGCTCGTTCCCTCCTATACCGTTTGCGCTCTATAAGCCTGTGTGAAATACTCAAATAATTCTGTAATATCCTTTAATTCCTTCAAGTCTTCAACTGGTATAATGATGTTTCCGTTAAACTGATTCACTACAGAGCCTGCACCAGCCATAGCCGCAGTTCCTGCAAGCCCCATAGAAGCCATAGACAGGTTGCTCATTGACGGAAGGTTTCCGCTTTGGTTTAAGCCCACGTCATAGGCTATGTCACCGCCAAGGCCGCCGAATACTTTATCTATGGCACTATCAACAACACTCTTTGCTTTTAAAACATTGTTAGCAAAACTTGTTATTATGTTTGTTCCTATGTCTCCGGTTACCCTAGAAGGCGAATGAATATCAAAAACGCCTTTAATAGTAGAAACAACTCCGCCGAAAAACCCTTCAATCTTCCCTTTGAGCCACGTGCCAGCCTCGGAAATACCTCTCCATAAGCCTTCCATCAAGTTATTTCCAAGCTCTGCCATTTTTGGAAGCATCTCAATTATGGCCTCTGAAATCCCGTCTACGATTTTTGGTATTGCTTTTACTATTGTCGCAATGATTAACGGCAGGTTTTCCACTAAGGCAATGAATAATGTAACCCCTGCATCAATAATTAAATCCAAATTATCCATTATTGCATCAATAACAGCGTTTATTATTGTAGGTATAGCCGCGACTATAATGTCGATTATCTGCCCAAGGTTTTCTATCAAAGCGATAAAAAGCGTAACGCCTGCTTCTATAATCGAATCCAAGTTATCAAGCAATCCGCCCACAACGGCGTTGATTATAACTGGCAGAACCGCCGTAATAACCTCTATTATTGCAGGTAGGGCGTCTATAAGCGCAGTTAGTAATGCAAATCCAGTATCTATTATCATTGGCATGCTTATTGTTAAGGCGTCTACAATTGCATAGATTATGTATGGTATTTGCTCTAGCAAAACAGGGACTGCGTTTAATATCCCCTGTGCTAACCCTTGAATGAGCTGCATGGCTGCCTCTACAAATACATCAATATTGCCTATAAGTGCAGTAGCCATATCCGTTATAGTAAGTACTACCATCGGAATTAATTCAGGTGCCATTTTCCCTATGCCGCTCATCAGTGCCGATATTATCCTTACGCCTGCGACAATCATTTGCGGCAACATAGAAAGAATAGCTTCTACAAATTGAGGCAAAACACCTATGCCGACATCAACGAGGCTTGGTAAAATAGACATAACGCCATCTACTAGAGTTAAAGCACCCTCAATTACTGATGGCAGTAACGCCTGAAATATTTCAGGAATTTTATTTATAAGTCCGCTTGTTATCCCCACTAAGCCTTCCGTAAGGCGAGGAAGTAATTCGCTAAGATTACCGACTACAACGTCGCTTAGCTTAGTTACTGACGAAACAACATCGTCTACATCCCCTGCACCCGAAAGCCAGTTAGATAAAGCTGCTTTTGCTGTGTTCAGTGAGCCTGCAAGTGTATCATTTTCTTTGGCGTAGTTTCCTGCGGCGTAAGCTGTTTTATCAAGAAACATTTCCATTGCAAGACCGATTTTTTGCTGGTTGTCCATTTCGCTATATGATTTTTTAATGCCCTTTGATAGCGCATAGGCTTCAATCGTTGTCGCATTCATAGCAACACCCAGATTATCCATCATTGTGAAGTTACCCTTTGCTGCCCCTGCAACAGATTCCATAGCAGCACCAACGTCAATGCCCATAATCGAGGCAACATCAGCAGCCCTTTGCATTGCCTGCGCCGAGATGTCAGCAGCTTCCTCGATTCCAAACCCCGAACCCTTGAACAAAGCCCCCATTTTATTCGCCGTAGCCATGAAGTCAGAAGCCGATAACCCCATGTCTTTAAAGGCCGTTTTTGAAATGTTTTCCATTTTTTGCGCGGTTTCAGACCATTCATCGCCGATAGGACTAAAAACTGCGCCAAGCCCGCCTAAATTCTGTTCTAGCTCTCCACCTAACTTAAGCGAATCCAACGTTAGCTTCCCAAACGCTGTTCCTGCCACTGCTAATCCTGCTGCCGCAACCTTGCCAAAGCCTACTATGGCATTTCCGGCTTTTGTGGCGAAATTTTGCCCTTTTTGCTCGGCATTGTTTAAGCCTCGTGTAAAAGAATTATCGTCAAGCCTTATAGACGCAAATAAATCAAATACGTTCAAACTTTCTCACCTCCGCAGCATAATGTTTAATATTTCTTCTGCCGACAAATCCTGCTGCTTAGGCTTGCCGATTTGCCCATTTATCTCCTGCCACCTTGACAAGGTTGCTTTATTGTTTTTGTCCTTAAACCGCATGTCCGTAGCCATAGCCCAAAGCGCGTCATATAAATAAGCATCGCGTTTTGCTTCGTCGTTGTATTTCGACGCCAAAAAAAAGACCAACGCATTTATGGGCATTGGCCTTGTTTGGCTTAAATATATAATTACTCGCTTTGCGCCGATGCTGCGGACGATGTAAAAAAAATAATTAAATCCTTATCGTTAACTATTTCTTTAAAGTCAAATAAAGTTGTAATTATGCTTTGCTCGGCTACTTCTTCCAGTGTTCTTCCTGATACAACGCTAACTATGCCAAAAACCGTTTCTTTGTGCTTGCCTATTATTTGCGGCAATATAGTAAGCATACGTTTAAGGCCGAACAACCATTGAGCTTCATTCTCCGCCTTTTTTGACTTGAAAATGTCCAGTATCTCTTCATCTTCAATCAACTTTTCAATATACGGCGTAAGTGCCGCAAGGCAATCCAACGCCTTATCCGTACTCATTTGCGATAATTTCATTTATGAACCTCCTAGGCTGTTGGGTCTTTAATTATGCCGCCCTTTTCATCTATGAACCAAATTTCACAAGGCGCATAGTCGGCATCTTCAAAATCTTCCGCTTTGCCTGAAATGGTAATTGGAATACCACCCTCGGCTTTATCCGCTGCCGCAATATCGCCGCTGGTAGACGCTAAAGCATTGAACATGGAAATCATGAGATAACCGAAGTCAGTTGTGCCAATCCATGTATAATTTTCCACATAGTCGTCAAGCTCAAGCGCGGTTTTGATGCGCATTGCAAGTATACTCTCATCTGAGCTGACTTGCGTAAACTCAGAGGTTGGAAATGCCGCCTGTAAAGCCTGCGGTGAAAACTCTTTCAATGTAGTCGCAAGAGTACATGTCCACTTATCTATAACACTATCGCCCTTAAAATCAACCGTTATACCATCAAGCGCCCTTTGTCTCATTTCCGGTGTAACATTGATATTAATGCCGCCCAATGTAGCCCCTAAACTCTGGCCGCCTGTTATAGCCGCAATCAAAGCAGTTTTAAAATCTGCGGGCGTTTCTAGGCTGCTATATTCAAAGTCTTTTATAATTACACCTACACCCAGCTGCATAGTTTTAAATGTTTCATTGGTAACGCCTGCTAAAACTCTACCCATTATTCAACACTTCCTTTCTCAACAACTGCTTCTTTTGGCTTATTCTTTGCTTTTGGCTTAGATGCCTTCTTCTTTCCACTGGGGAATTTAACATTCAACTCATCAAATTTGACACCTTTATTTTTATCCCATGCCTTACTAAATGCCATTTATATCACTCCTATTCCGCATAACTTGTTATTTCAATATTGATATACAATGCCGTAATATCCTTTTGCTCTTGCGGATATATCTGAATAAAAGGCGAACCCCGCATAATCCGCAGGAATCCGCCTTCAAAATCAACAGTGTAGCCGCCTATAGCCGGTATTGCAGCTTCTATAGCTCCGGCAACTGCCCATAGCTTCGTAAAACTTCTTGAAAAATCCCATATAACCGCAGAAGTATAACTTGGAACAAAATAATCCCCACGAACCACTTCAAATGTGATGTACGGCATTAATTCTTCCGGCTCTGCATTTGGCTTTTCAGGGTCATAAACATAACCGCTTACATATGCAGGAATGCCGAAACTCTCCCAAAACTCAAGTAGCGCCTTATGTATACGCTCAATCACTTAGGTAGCACCTCCAACCTCTCTGCGCTGAACTGCTTATGTTGCAGTGGCGCAATACCCGGCGTTATCATGTCTGCCGGGCTTGAAGATACCCTGAAAAATATACCGTCGGAAATGCGCTTGAAATAGCCGTCTGCCTTAATGGGCAAATCCTTATGAGCCGCAACCGTAAATGTTGATTTAACGCCGTTTGCCGCTGCAATTCGCATTTCCGTTGAGATATCATTACTTATGGCCGCCGAGAAAACTGTTCCATCAGTCCAAGAACGTTTAATACCGCCCCCACCATCAGGCACGGGCTCAGATATCATCAAAATACAATCCACCGCAAGCCTTGCTAAAGCGCCCGACAATCCATATTGGCTCATAAGTCAATCTCCTTAAACATGTGCCGTCTAAAGCCCTTTAGCCTGTCGGCGAATACCGCTTGCCAACTTGCTACAGCTCCGTTTTGCCCATTTGTGGCAAAGCTCTGGCTATACGAGCCGAATGACATAGACTGGATATTGCTGGCGGGGTTATCGGCAACGTATTTTTCAATTTCTGCCGCAAGTTGCAAAAAATCTTTCGGAACTCTCAAACCATATACAACGCCCTCAAATTCTTCATTTTTTGCCCCTATAAGCGTATACAAATCATCTTCAAGCAAATACACCCCATCATTAAGAAGGCTTCCTGTAATGGCTATATGCTGCCCTACAAGGAAGCCCTCGGATAACTCGATTTGCCCATTTTCAATTTTAAATTCGCCGTCTGCCTTTTGCTGGAAGTTAACGAAGAAATTATTAACTGAGCGCATAACCTGTATCAGCATATCCGTCACCTCTGATTATTCTTGTGTTTCTGCAATGGCCACTTCAAGAGCTTCTATGATTTCGGCCTTTTTCATGTCGCTTTTGATTTCGATATTATTTTCGGCGGCAAGCGCTTTAAGTTGCTCCACAGTCATTGATTCAAGGTCTAAGCCATCAAACAAGCCCTGCTTTTCCTCTTCTACCAATTCAAAGCCCTGCTTCAAAAAAGCTCTTGCTTGAATTTTTTGCTCTAAATTATAAACAATATCACCTTTTTTAACTTTAAACATTCAAATTACCTCCTAAACGCCTTTATGTACGTAAATAACATTTTTCTTGTTGTTCAGCACAAAGCAATCATAATAGAAACGACCCTCAACCAACTGGCCGGAGATTCCCGGAGGATTCTCATGTACAAAATATTCACCGATTTTCATAGGACGTGTTACGGCAATTCTATTAGAGAGCATAAACTCAACGCCCGCAGGCATAATGCCGATATCAGCAAATACCAAAGGAATATTTTCAATTGCGCCCACTTGGCCGCTTACCAGCATATTCTGCGCAATGTCGGAAGCCTGAATAAAGCTGTCATCAAGCCTGATTTGCTTATAAAAATTACTGTTTATAAAAGCAACCGTTCCGGCCAAAGGCGCTTTAGCCCTTTTCAGCGTTGTAACGCCATCTAAAAACGCTTCATATGCGTTAGTTCTGGTAATTGCTGCTGTAACTGTATTGCCTGCGCCTGCGGCTATTGTTGCGAGGGTATAAGTATCAATTTCAGGCGTAACAACCTCGTCAAGCTGTCTTCTTAAAGCCCTGCCGCCTTCCATAACCATCATAGTATCTATATTGTTTCTGCGGTCAATGGTAAACGTGAACGACCTGTCCTGATTAAGCGTAAGCTCTTGTGTTGTGTTTTCCAACTCAGCAGGAATACCATATCTATTTGCGCCTGACATTGTGTAGTCGTTCATAGGTGAAGTTGAAACACTGTATACGTTTACAGTCCTTACGCCTACAAAGTCAAAATTGTCATTTGTTGCAGTTTGTGTCATACTTGCTGCTTTGAATCTTTCATCTACTATATTGCTGTATCTTGATGCGTAATTTACTGGCATCTTATCACTCCTTAATTATTGTTTTTCGCTAAATCCCGCCAAAAACGGGTCTGCTGTTGCATTATTCTGTGCTGGCGCAGCAGGCGTATAACCTCTCTGCTCTGATACTGTAAAAATATCCGGGTACGCTTCTTTAACTGGCTTTGCCAAATCTTCCCAATTGCTGATTTTGCCGTCTTTAAGTTCGAGCTTTTCAAGGTCAAATTCACGCATAATCAAATTTAACAACTTAGGGTTAGCGCCATCTGCTTCCAGTTGTGTTTTAAGCAGGCTGTTTTTCTGTGTTTCAGCTTCTTTTTTGCTGATTTCATCCTTAAAGCCGTCATATTCCGCTTGCAATGCATCGTGCTTTTCTTTCCAATCGTCACCGCTATTATCCGCGGTATCTTTTTTTGCATTGGCGGCATCACCCTTTGCTGTTTCAGCATCTTTTTGAGCCGTTGCCAAGTCCGATTTCGCTGTAGCTAAGTCTGCCCTTGCTGTTTTAAGGTCATCTTTCAAATCCTGCACAACCCCTTGATGCGCATCAAGTATTTCTTTCAGAATTGCCGGGTCTGTAATGCCTTTGTCAATTAAAAATGCTCTGTTCATATATTTTCCTCCATTCATTTACGCTTATTTACGCCGTTCGCTCGGCTTAATGGTTTTTTCTTTAACGCCTAAAATACTAAAAGGCAATAAAAAAGAGCCTTTCAGCTCCTAAATCCATCTTTCAAATATTCTGCGCCCTCTGCCCTTATTTCCTCGCCTTTTTCGGTTAGAGCATCCTTTATGAATGGGCGCGCAAGCATTCGAGCGGTTCCATTGTGTACCCATTTGCCATATTCAGTATTAGTGCCTACAGCTATTGCATCAAGGTTAATTTCCTTAGAAGCCATGCTTCCTATAAGAGTGCCTGTGTCCCAAATTTTATTGAAATAATTCCCGCTATCATTTTCCATTGTTTTTTGAATTTTTTCAACCGCGATTAGCCCCATAGCCGTAAGCGCCCGTTTTTTATTCATAGCCAACTGCGCCAGAACAGCGGCTTTATTGCTGCTGAATTGTACAGCCGTAAACATCACCTGCTTTCTGGGCGTGAAAAAACCGCCCCCCACATAGAGAACGGTTAATTCATTACTTTCTTAAAAACTTCAGGAGGGTAAAGATAATCGCTCCCGCTATCGTCAACAATGCGATACCAGCCTTTTTCAACTGAAACTACATAATAAATTTTATTATGTGTTAGCACTAAAAAATTTGTATCGCCAAGGAACCTTACTTTCAATCTAACCACTCCTTTACTTTAAATTTGTGTTTCCCTACGTCTTTGTTTTGGAACCAATGGACTTCTGCTTTACGGGACTCACCTTCGTATTCCAAAGAGGCTTCACCTTTTGCGTGTATCCAATACTTAGCATCTCCGCCCAGTTCTTCTAATAAGCCTTCTGCAACGCCTTCGTGAAGCGACGTTCTAGTGCCGTATCCTGCAAACGCTTGACTATTTTGGATTTTTGTGCCCTCGATAAAACGTGCAATTCCGCCATCAGGGGTTAATATGTCATAGTTTTTAGCTTTAGCGCCTACGCTACGCCCTATATGTGTATCTGGGAGTTTAATTATATCACTTCTCGCAATATCTTGCAAGGTTTTACCTGCCTTGCGCCTTACCTTTGACCGCAAATAACAATGGCAATTAATAACTTCTTCAGGCGGGCCGTTAGGGTCTCCCGGAAATTCGAGGCCGTTAGAAAACAATTCGCCATCTTCCACAACTTCACCATTAACATAAATATGACTATCCCTTGACCTAATCATCCGGGTACGCCATTCCTTATCGGTTATAACGCCTATGTCATTGGCTTCATGTATAGTATAGGCTCTGGCTTGACTCTGAACACGTGTCCGCTCGGTTTGGGCTACCCTTTTAGCCTGCCTTGAACTTTGGCCAGTAACTATTTTTATACGCCGAGCTAATTTTTGTTGACTTTCCCCTGATAGAACGCCTTGTATAAACTGGTTTTGCAGCCGCTTAACAACTTTTTTATCTTTACCTAGGTTATTATATGCAATCTTCGTAAACGGGCTTTGCCCTTCCTGAACCAATACAACCAATTGATTCCTGTCATACATAGCCCATGATATATCAAACCCCGCCTGTTGCGTAATATCACCTGCCATAAATTTGCGGTTGATTCCATAAGCGCTAACCGTATCGCCTTGAATCATATTCGCCGCCGTACTGCCTGCCCCGGCAATTTCAGCAGCGATATTTTTTATAACCGCGTCAGTGCGCTTAATTTCCCCAGCGAATGCTTCACGTTTCAGCTTGCGCTCGTCCGGGGTTAAATCCTTCAAGGCTTCATCTGTCAAGGCTGCATATTTTTCCAGTGCCTTTTTATTGTTAGCGATAGCTGTCTGATATGCTTCGCCATAAACCTTATTAAGCCTGCGCCCTAAAGCTGCCATGAGCTTATCGGTGTCTCTTATCCCTTTATCGGACATAGCTTACACCTCGGTTTCAGGCGGTTCTTCTTCCTCTTCTTCGGGGATTTCTAAATCTTCCAAAGCCTTGCGTTGCATAATCATACTGACTTCTTCCGGGTCAATTATAGGGATTTTGTTCAATATAGTCTGCTCATCCAGATAATCTAAAAACATTTGCAGCATTTGAGCCGTTTCCAGTTCGTTTACAACTAAATCATAGCGGAACTTGATATTCTCTGTATCAACACCCGCCAACCTGAGAATCCGCCGGCATGTTTCAATAACCTGTTGCCGCTCCCAGCGCCCGACTTTCTTTGTCAGGCTGTCTTGCGCCGTCCTTATAGCCACATTGGTTAAGCTGCCACCAGTAATTTCGTTCATGTCCATGCCCGAAAAGTCCTCATAAATCGCCCTTTTAAGCAACGATAACGCTGCCGTTACTGCCTGATGAGGAATTTCTATGGTGTGAGGGCTGATATTTGTGTTCGGGTCATCATAAGATATTATCCCCAGCTGCTCAACTTCCGATTTTATATCATTAAGCTCCTTTGCCGTGCCTGAATATCCGTTAAATATCCAGATAATCCCTTTGGCTTTTTCCGTTGTATCCGAAAAGTCAGAGAGAATCATATCGTACATATCAATCTTAGCTTTAAGCGAGGTTGTAAGTTCCGATTTTCCGTATTCATCAGCTTTTAAAGACACAATAGGTAAGTTGCTATAGCCTTGGGTAGCTTCAATATCCCCTGTTACACCTCTTACTCTCAGCCTGTAACCGATTTTAGAGCGCTCTTCTGCGACAATGCCGTTTGTGACTTTGTATTCCGTTACGCCGTCAGCTTCGTAGAACTCAATAAATATCGGCTTGTCGTCATTAAGTTGCCAAAACCTGATAGCCGCCATGTCAACCCCTGTGCGTTCATCTTGCAATGTGAAGCATTCAAGAGCAGTAAACATCTTCGCCCGGTCATAATCCCAATACACATACGAAACACCATGCACAAGCGACTTTTCCCCTGCAAGGCTCAATGTTGTGTCGAAGCCTTCGCCCAGTTTCGCCTTTGTAGTCGTATCCTTGGTGTCTAACCCGTAATTAAGCAATGTACCCGCCTGTTGCAATACAAGCCTACGGAAAAAATTAGTGGGCACTTGCGCTTTATTCAGGTGGATAGTGTGGTTATTCTGTAATGTAACAGAAGATGTTCGCTCTAAAATCCCTCTGTTTTCGCCCTTAAAATAACTTTCAGCATCTTGAGCTTTGCGGTAAAATTCAGAGCTTTTATACGCTTCAACGGCTTCCTTTATGAACTTCCCTTTGTCTGTTGCTTCTAAAAAATCCTGATAAGTTTTTATGATATCACCTTCTTATACTAAGCTCTTGCGCTCTGGAATTGCTATTCTCATGGTTTTGCATAGATACCTAACAGCATCCATACAATGGTCATTTTCCTTAATTGGCTTGTCTTCATTTAATTTCGTATCCCACGCATAAAGCCCAAATTCCTTTATGGTATTTTTGCAACTTTCATCAAAAAACAGCAGCCCCATATTTAAAGCCGCTGCCGTTTCCCTTATTCCGTCCAAAACAGCATTATCCGCTGCTCTGACTGCGAATTTTCCTTTTTTTCGTATTAGCGTAATGAAACTCGCTGCCGACGGGTCTATGACTACTTTCTCTACAGGCATATCGCCGATAAATAATTCCAAATCCTTATAATATTCATCATCTGTTTTTTGATTCCTGCTTTCTCTGCCGCTGTGATAATATTCCCGCAGGCAATGCCAAGCCTTGCCATTTCGCCCCCACAATAAAGCAACAAACGCATTTAGTGTACCGTAATCGCAGCTTACAAAATATTCGTCATATGACTGCTCAGGAGCTTTAACGATATGCTTTTCTGCTGAAAAGTTGGAATATATAAGTCCCTCAGCTACAACCCAAAGCCCTTTTATGAATCTATCGTAAAATACCCCTGTAAATTCCGCCGTCAAATTATCAACATAATCCTGCGGCAATGTCGTATTGTCTGTTAATAAAAACTTTTCATGACGCAAATCCAAGCCCTTTTTCTCTTTAATTTCCGGATGCAGGTAATTTTTATATAGCCAATGATTAGGGCTGTCCGGGTTAGTCGTTGCGAACAGTTTTGCGCCGGGTAAACTCAAACGCGATAGAAGCATTGTAAAGAAGTCTTCCGGGAATAGTGTTAACTCATCACAATAAGCGCCTTTAAGCGTCAAGCCTCTGATTTTCCCTTCGCTTCTGGCATCGCTCGCACCTTCAAGCATAATCCTTTTTCCAAATATCCTTGCTTCCTTCTGACTGATACTGTAGCTTATATGGGCTTCGCCGAATAAAGTAATCAACAAATCCAATACATTTCGCTTTAAAGATGTCAAAGTCTTGGCACACATGAGAAATTCGCCTTCATCTTTCTGACAGGCTACCCACAATACCCAAACTATGGCCGTAATCCACGTTTTACCGCTTCTTACGCTGCCGTCATATATATTAATCCGCTGAAGTTTATTTTGCTTTAAAGCGGCAATTTCAAGCTCTTGGCGGGATGTGAACTCTATCTTACCCATTGTTGTCACCTACCGCCTGCACAGCATTTAGAATATCCACAAAAGCGCCGGTGGCTTCTTGGTTTTTAATACTGCTTTGAATATCCTTAATATCCTTCAGGGCAGCAGTGAGCTGCTTAAGCCCTGCCCGATCAACTATACTCGCAACCTCAATCAACTGTTCTGTATCCTCAATAACCTCTTTTGTTGGCTTGCCGCGTGCCTCATCGTCGTTATATTCCACAACCCTCGTGCGGGTTTTGTTAGTAACCATAGCCTTATCAAGCTCACCTATTGCCTGCTCGATTCTACCCGCTAAATCATCTGCAAGGGTGTTAATTCGCAGCATCCGGTCAACTTCCAAGTCAACTATTTTTTCTGCGGTTTTTTGTATAGTTTTTGTACAATTTTTGTTATACTGCCCATCTCTTAAGCTCTGCCAATCTTCCTGCTTCGCTCTCTTGGCGATTGTAGGCAACGACACCTTATATTTTTCAGCCAATTTTCTATATGAAATATTCCCGTTTATATATTCATTTTTGATTTTCAGCCAGTTAACATTGCTTGCCATCACCTCACCTGCTTTTTAATAATAAAAAAGACAACCGGAAGGCTGCCTTTGTGTTGTTGCATATTTTGATGGATACAGTATAACAGATTTCATATGTAACATACTATAACATCTTTTTCTCAACTTCTCTCAAAGCCCGTGGGTGCAGTCTATGAACAACATGATAGTAGCTATAATGATTATCCGCCACAATCCTTTCAAAACTTTTCAGGTTAACATATCTTTCCGTCATAATTAACCTATGCGTCGGATTCTCTAACTTATCTATATGCCCCTTAATCTCAATTTTAAGCATCTCTAAGCGAAAACAATCTTCCAGATACTTTTCTTCTAATTCCATGTACAGGTGGCTTAGAGCGTTGATATTTTCGGTATTAAGGCTATTCTGGACTTTATCACCCTCATAGTTAAGTCCGCTGACGAATAAACGCTTTTCTCTGACTTCTTCTAACTGTGCAGCCGTAGCCTTCAAAAGCCTGTCAATCGTAAATGCCTGCTGGAAATATTCTCTTACTGTCAAAAGCTCCCTGCCCCCTTTATTTCACATAAAGTTTGTGGTATAATGAATCTGCGGTAATACCACAGGGCGGGAACGTCCTTTTTTATTCCTCCGGCTTATCCGGTAACGGCATCCAGTGGGTAATTCCATGCACGTTGAGTTTATTATGTGCAACCCATCCCATTTGAACAGATATTGCCCCAGTGTCCGATTCTTCATTGTTCGGGCTGTACATAAGCACCCTTTTGCCCCTTTCGGGCAATCTCTCACTGCATTTTATCCACTCGCTCATTCCGCTTCCCCTCTCAACCAACCCTTACTAACCGCCCCGCAGTGCTTGCATTTGAGTTCTTGGATAAGTGCGTTAGCCAATACTGTCATATTCGTGGAAGACGCAGCAAACAGCAAATCATCATACCCTCTAAGCACCGCGAAATCACCTTCATCAACCGCAATATCCGCCCTATACGTTTCGCCTTCTATGTATTCGTGAGTGCAATTCATAATTATTCCTACCTTCCCCTGTTCCCATACACTTCCAAAATGCTTTGGCGCGTGAAAGACACCATGCCGGGCATTTTTCGCACTTCCTCAATAAACTTGTCCATTCCTCAATAAACTTGTCCATTTCTGAATTATCGGCCTCACGCATTCCGGCTTCATATCCCATCTTGTAAAATTCTTGGAATATCCGCTCAATTTGCATGTCATCAGCGTTTTTCAGCTGTTCATGTGCTATATCTGAAATGGTTATATATTTTGAGTCAGTCATATATACCCCCTGTCAGTGCTTGTTTCATCCGGCTTTTTCACATGCTTATTTACCTTCAACCCGTTCCTGAGCCGCCATTTCAGTACGGATGACGCGCTGATTTCCAGTTTTTCAGCCATTTCAGCGTCGCTACACCCATTATCATATAATTCCCGCGCTTCATGCCCTGAGAACTTGGAATAACGGTGCCTGTTAGCTTCAAGGTTATAATACCAGCGCCAAGCGCCGACTTTATGAACAGTCAAGCCCGTTTCATCCGCTATTTTATTGTCAGTCAACCCAGCCTTGTATAATTCCATTAAGCGCTCATTAGGCAAATCCTTTACAACTTCCCAAGAAGGCTTTTTATATGCCGTTTTCTTATGCCCGGTGATTTCTTCAATCATTTTCCGGCTGCAAAGGTTTAAATCAGCCAATATTCTTACTTGCAAATCTTTATCAGCTGAATCCCTGTAGCTTTTTTGTATTTCACTTATGGGCATGTACAGACGGCGCCCGTTGTATGTATCAGTCATAATTATCCACCTTCCAGCCTTTGCATCAAATATTCCTGTTCCATGCGCTCAATTTCGGCATAATCGCGCTCATGGGATTCAATATTTGTGAATTTAGTTTTGCGCACAGGCTTTAAGCCGTCAGCGACTATCGCAGGCTGATTCAGATACCCTTCAAACTTCGTCCCGAATAACGTTTGAGGGCGCAGATACTGAGCCATATCCGGCTTGTTGTGCCACTCGGCATGTTTTTTATCAATCACCGCTATGAAGTCGTCGAGACTGTATCCCTCGTTCAATCGGGCATTGATATGCGTCTGCGTGGCTTTGCTGTTTGCCTTAAAGGCTGTACCGCAAACATTATTCAGATAATCAATGATTTGGACGTGCGTTGTCGGTGCGCTCGGTTGTGGTTTTTCAACCGGGCTACCCGACAATATGTTTTTATTACTTTTCTTTTCTTTACTTTCCTTTTCTTTTCTTTGTGGATTTGTCGGCGGATTTATCGGATTAATCGGGCGATAAATATCATTATCCACCGTATTTATCCTGTAAACTGTTTTTTTATTGTCCTCCGGCACATCAATTAACCAGATTGCTTCGATAATCTCAATTTCTTTTCGCTCTGAAGCAGCCCTTATATACGTTCTCTGAATGCGCTTAGATGTAAGCACATTATATGTTGCATATATATCAGCATCAAAAAATTCAACTTGTACGCATTTGGCAACAAACTCTTCTACTGCGCCCTCGCTGATACCAAGGTTATCAGAAATCAGAAAAGGCATATCGTTATCCCACAGTGCATAATACCCTTTATCTCGGTAGATATTAGAAAGCAGGGCGATTAGTATTTCCATTGCGCCATGTCCGCACGCTCGTTTAATTTTTCGATATTTAATATTTTCATATATGTCAACATCAAGTGGAAAGTAATCAAGGCCTCGCTTTACAATTCGCCCCATTTATCCACTTCCTTGTTTTATTATGAAAAAGGTAAATCCTCGTCGTTCACAGGTGCGCTTATAGTGCTAATGCTTACAGGTGCGCTTGCCTGCGGCTCTTGTTTCGTTGTACTCGCAGAATCCGGTTTGCCATCAGCGAAGTATTGCTCATCAAGCACAATTTCTGTACTCCATCTCTTATTACCACTATCATCTTCCCAGCTTCTAACCTGTATGCGCCCGGAAACGCAAACCTGCATACCTTTTCTGAAATACTTTTCCGCAAATTCTGCGCCCTTGCCAAATACTACACATGGTATAAAATCAGCGTCCGGCTCGCCGTCGCGCTTGAAACGTTTATTTACTGCCAGTGTATACCTTGCTATTGCCATAGGTTCAGCAGATTGCGTATACCGTAGTTCCGGATCTTTCGTAAGCCTTCCCAATAAAATTGCCTTATTAATAAAAACCGCCTCCCGTCAATGATTCCTTCTGAATTTTCCCTCTCGGGAAAACGGAACAACGGAACAAACTTAAACCGCATTTGTTCCTAAAACCGTTCCGCCGGACACTTCATCCGGTTCCTTCTGTATATATTTGATGCCTTTTACATGATATTTTTCTTTAAACGTCTCGGTTCCTATTACATGTGCTTCACCATGATGCTCGCGGCACAGGGCAATTTTCCTTAAATCATCATCATTTACTGTTCTTCTGTCACGCCCTGCGCCTATAGCGTCCCAGTGGTGCATATCTGCGTCTTTTCCGCAAATGCAGCATTTCTTATACTTAAGGCAAAGATGTAAATATTGTTCAATATCGTCAGTCAGGTTTAACCCACTTTCTTTCAGTGGTATGCCCTCTTTTAAGCATTGTTCCAGTAGAAATGTAATGAAGTTCCTAGCCAGCGATACAGAAGCACATGTATTTTTTGCATGTGATATTGAAAACGGTTCTATGTCATACGCTGCGCAAAATGCTTCCTGAAAGTGTTTTCGGGTATATTCGGCATCATCTGCCCACCATTCGGAAATATCCTTTATAATGGCAAATATTGCCCTCTGCTGGCGGGAAGATATTAAGCGCCCATCATCAAAGTATATGCTGCCGTTCAGGTATTCTTTGCCCTCTTTAAGCCTGTTGATTTCGTCCGTTTTGCTTTGAAACGGCAGCAAAACCTCTAATATAGTGCCTGCTGCCGTTTCTTTAACTGTTCTGATTTTCGCCGGATACATTTTACATCACCTTTTTGTGGTTTGAACGGCAGCGGGTGCAATAAGTGTTGCCATCATTGCTTTTTGCTCTAACTTGATCTATTAATTCTTGCGCTGTGTAATGCTTATTCTTTATAGTCGATTCAGTAACCTTTATTATTTCGCCGCAATCAGCGCAAACATATTCCATAACATCAGGCTCAACATGTTCCGGCTCATCGTCATGGGTAGGCGGCCTATCATTATCCCACGCAAATACAACTTTTCCGTTTTTATCTGCTATAGCCAATTTGAGGATTTTTTTAGCCTTTTCGTCAGTTTCTATGCCTTCAACAAAATACTTAGCATATTTATCTTTAAGAACATATCCGCCTTTAGCGGTTTTTTCTGTTGGTGCTTTAATAAATATGTTTATCTTGGTGTATAATTCCCTTCCTATGCCCCAGTTAACGCAGGCGCGTTTGAAAGCGTCGGAAGACTGCCCTTTTTCCTTTTCGGTATTGCTTTCTGTACCGCAGTCCGTCTTGCTAACCCAGCTGCCATCTTCATCTTTAACCGATACTGTGCAATATTCCTTGCCGTTTATGAAGCTGTGTTCACGCTTCCACCCAAAAGGCGTAAATGTTTCATCCAATATATTCATGTCGCAACGGGCATCTTTATATAGCAACAGCGCAACGCCAAATTCATTTACCCTGCTCACCCGACATTCAATTTCTTCTTCTTTTAAAGCTCTGATTTCAGGCATCTAAACACCTTCTTCCAATATTTTCAATATGGCTTCGTAACGCTCAAGCCGTTCACTAAGCTCTTTAACATTATTTCTATATACCTGCATTTGTTCATACGGGAAAGAGCTTGTATCAAGGGCGTTGTGATGTTCTATATTGGCTTTTGTAGCCTTGATACGCTTTCTTTGCCATTCAATCAACTCTTCCCGCGTTACAGCCATATCAGGCTTCCTTCCAGCTAAACGGCTGTTCTAACCACTCAATTTCCCCCTGCGCTTCTTCCAATTTGCATTCAAGGTGATACACCCTTCGTTCAAGCGCTATCGGCCCGTCATCATCTGTTACCATGCTCCATAGCTTGTCCAGCACTTGGCACGCCTTTTCCCTCAAATATGCCTTTAATTTCCTGCGCATACGGCAGCACCTCCTACTTCAAGGATGGTTACTATCTCGACCGGGTAGCTATCGTCGCCAATATAGTAAGTTTCACCATATTGATTATCGCTGCGGAACTTACCCTCAACTATGCGAGACGGCGAATTCACCGGCGTTATTAATGCTTTTACTATGCTTTCGTTTGGTATGTATGTTGTGTTCATATTGTTACCTCCCTACTATACTAACTGCCTAAAAAGGTTACACGCTTCCGTTAATGGCATTCTGTCATTTAACTCTGACTTCGGGCAATGTCCTGCCCAAACTTCCAAGCCTTCTTTGGTGTAATACTGAACGTAGTATTTGCAGTTTGCACATACTCTGTCGGTGGTGATTATGTATTTCATTTGCATTTTCATGGGTGGCCTCCTTTGATGGTGTCCTATTATGGCACTGATTTATAATTGTATTGTAGTGTATATTTAAGACACTGTCAATACTTTTTTAGGAGGAGTTTTATGTTTCCATCAAGATTAAATCAAACTCGAAAAGCCAAAGGGTTTACAGCTCTACAAATGGCTAGTGCCCTTCAAATGCAAATCAGAGGGTACCGTAAATATGAAAGCGGTGATTCAGCGCCATCGCTTGAAAACCTCGTTATTATTGCAGATTTGCTGAATGTTCCTGTTGATTACTTGCTTGGCAGGGACTCTTATCTTGTATCTCTCGGAGTGCCCGTTGAGAAGTTCCAAACAAGCCCTCCATCAAATCCCAAAGAATAATAGCGCCAAGAGCTTCACCACTTTCAAGTTTCTTATAATATCTCAGTGTAATTCCCAAATAATCCGCCATCTGCTGTTGTGTCATTCCCGCTTCATTACGGGCTTTTTTTAGGTTGTGTCTCATGGGTAATCCTTTCTGGTTATGCGGATTTATCTACCAAACTTAAGAACGAATCAATCATTGCTTTAACGGTACATGGGAACTTAGGCTCTCGCCATTCATATCCAAACTCACCATGCTTGCAGCAAATTTCTCTGACGGCGCAAATATCGGCTCTTATGTGTTGCTTTGTGTCGCTTACATCGTGAGAGGCTACGATTGCTATAGATGCTTTTCCTGCTGCGTCCGCATCTTGAACAAGGCGCTTAATTGCCAATCTTTGCCCATATGGAAGCTCTGTGTTGCCGTATTTATATTCAAGGAATATGTAAGCCTTATTTTTATACTCAATAGCACCGTCAATATCTGTTGGTGTAATATTCCCATATCTCAGCCCACTAAAATCTATAATTTGTTGCTTTCTGGCTTCGTTTAAAATTACGCCTCTAACGTTGGATATGCACACCACCCCATTTTGCTGAAAACAGATACAAATCGTTCCGCCTGACTACCGACATATA